AAATATTTGGATTTTGAAGCTCTTCTTTGTCTGCTTCAATATGTTTTTCTATACTGTCCATTTTAGTTACCTCCGTATACATTATTTAGTGCCATGATTTGATGCTCTATCCTTGAGACCATACGAGTCTCTTATTAGTCTGAGAGTTGTTGTAAATCTTCCATTAGTTCCAACAGTAGTGTCATACGTATGTGTTACTTCTTTTATCAAATATAATCCGCTAGATTCTTTATCATATGGTTCATCTTTTGCTAAAATATTTGGCAATTTACTCTGCAATCTAATATCAATTTTATCTCCTGCACAAATATCTGGATTTCCTGGAATTACAATAGTACATTGTTGATTATTTAACAATTGATATCTTGCAATAGATTGTGCAGAATAATATTTTTGCCAATCTGCAAATTTAGTTGGTGATTTTGATCCATCTTTAGGTTCAGGTGAAGCTGGTTCTGGATCATTATACCAAGTTTCATGGTCTAGCAAAACTGAAATAATTCTTGATGGATAATCAGATAATTCAATTTGATTTGATGGAATTAAATTTATACTTTCTTGACCACCAAGATGTGCCATATTGTCATAAGTTTCTTTTATTCTATAAACATATTCTTCATATTGCCCTGTTGAGTGGTTAAAGAAAGTGATTAATGAAGAATACTTACCTCTTCTTAATGAAGAAAGTAAATCAAGTTCTGAACCAAATACAGATTGATAAATTACAAATCTATCATCAGCACCATCATCTTGATTGCCAACTTTTTCAATATACGGACCCCATGATGGTAGATCTAAATTTTTTGATTTTAAATTACTATTATCGTCTGCACATAAAGAATCAACTGCAAAAAAATTATAACCTCTTATTGTTTCCCAGAAAAAGAATCCAGCACTTCCTTTTATACTTTGAGAACTATTTGCTTTTGATATATTTTTATCTTTTGATTGTTCGTATTTTGCTTGTGGAGAAACACTTTTTATCGCTAATTTAGAAATTAAATCAAACACTCTTTGTCTATTAGGTGCCATCTTAACTTCAAATAAAGATGGTTCACTAAAAAATTCTTTATCTGTAGATAAATTTTCTTTTAAAAGATTATTAATAATTTTATCAGGATTTCCCTGTAGATTTTTAGTAACTCTTGCAATTTCATTATTAAGAGCTTCTAGAGATACTAATCCAAGTGTGTATGCTTGTTTTTGATTTTGAGCAAATCTATTACCAACTTTCCAAATAACTAAAGAATAAGTAAGAGATTCATTTATATTTGTAACAACTTCAATTTCAACAAGTTCTGCACCTTGAATGGGAAGACCTTGTAGCAAACCACCACTATCAACAACTTCCATAGTTGCTGATAAAAATGGAGATGTAATACTTTCAACATAACTAAAAGAATTTATAAGTTGCTTTATTTGAATTGGTTTACCACCACCAACTGGATATATCTTTACTCCTTTGAGTTGAAAGTCTGTATTAGATCCAAATTGTGCCATTATCCTATAGTCCTCAAATCCATATTACTGAATGAAGATGTTCCTGTCTCTACTAGAGCAATACCAAAAGGAACATTTGTAGAAGCATTTCCTCCATTAGAACTACCACCATTCATATTAGTAATATTATTAATAATTGTTGTTCCTGCTCCACCAACAGATGATGCCATAGCAATTTCTGTTGATTTGGCATTTACTGCAGTTGATGAAGTATCTCCAAGAGGAGAGATGCTCTCAGTTTCTGCTTGTTGTATGAATGAATCTATAACTCCAGAATTTTTTCCCTCAGATGTACTAAGTCTAGTTCCACCAAACATTCCACCTGCTCCTTTGTAAAGATCCCATCCATTTGTGGTTTTTACTGCATGGTATTTTTCACCATTATGAACAAAATGGATAGATTCTCCAGATTTTTTACCAAAGTTTCTAGAAATACCTTGTGATGCATCTGTTTGTCTTCTATCAGATTCTGCAGAATCTGATATATCAGATTCTGGTGGTTTATTGAATTGATCTTTTTCTTTTTGTAATTCTTCGACAATAACATCTGGTCCAATTGAAGCAGCATTACCACCAATTCCTTTGTATAAACTTTCCCCCCTCTTAATATCCATTACTGGATATCCACCACCATATTCCCCTTTCTTCATATCACGAGGAACCCCAACAGAAGCAAATTCTGCCGCTAATGCCAGTTGTGCTTTTTCTAGAGACGATCCTTCAACTCCCTTTAAAAACTTTCCAACATTTGGTCTCTTAAAATTAACTGTATATTCCCTAAACTTATCTTGAGTTTCTTCATTAAAAACATCACCCCTACCAATTCCCATTTGTTTCACAAATCCTTTCATCGTGACTGGGGTAATCTGATATTTACCAACAGCAAAAAGACTTCCAGATGACTGAGAATCCATAATTTCACCAACCGTCATCTGCGAAATTGGTTTTGGTGGTGTATATCCTGCCTGACTTCCAGCAGTTCCAGTATTATAAGAATTTATACCACCCTCCCCACCAGAAATTGTAGAAAATAAATTATTTCCCACCTTTGCTTTTGGAGTGTTTCCAGTTGAAGAATTTGGAGGGTTATTTGGAGTTTCATCATTATCTTTAAAAAATCTACCAATTAAAGGAAGTTCTGATAAAAATTCTTTAAATCCTGTCCACCATTTTTCCCATCCATTTTGTTTTTCATAATATTGAGCCATTCCCTCTGCTTGAAGTTTAGCAAATTCTTTTTTATTTTTCTTTTGCGCTTCTAAAATTCCTTCTCCAAACTGCAAAAAAGTTTTTTTACCTTTAGAACCTTCTAATGGAAAAACACCTTCTCTACCCTTCTCACCAATAATTGCATTTGTAGGACTATCAACAATACCTCCATCTGCCATCATTGTCATATCTCTAGCAGCTAGAGCAGCATCAATACCAATAGATCCAGCAGTTCCAATGCCAGGAACAGTAGATGCAGCACCAGATGCTAATTCAAGACCAGCGCCAAGAAAATCTCCCTGCATTGCTCTCTGAGCAGCAAATACAGCACCAAGACCTAATCCAACTAGTGGAATTTTCTTACCTAAACTCTTAGCAATTGCACCACCAGCAATTTTTCCTGCTGATTTTGCTCCAAGTTTAGCACCTACTCTTTTTCCAAGTCCACCCATCATTTTACCACCAAGAGCGGCACCTAGTCTTGTTCCAGTTCTTGCAGCACCTCGTTTGGTAGCGGATCCTAGCAACGCTTTAGTCATTGCTTTGCCGCCAATGCCCATGCCTGGACCACCGCCTCCTCTAGACCCTCCCATAGCGTTTGTAGCGCCGCTCAAGAGGCGTTGGTAAGGCGTATTGCCTGATAAATCTGCTCCCATCTCAAGAGCACTCTCTTCACTAGCCGCCTTTGCTTGCCTAGCAAGTTTTTCTGCTTGTTGCTGCTGTGTTGAAGCAATTAATTTTTGCTGCTGTGTCTGTTCCTTTGTAGCAGCAACCAAACTCATCGTAACAAACGTTAGTCTGTCAATCGCTTGAACTACCTCACCAGATCCACCACCCACACCATCATCAACGGCATTAAGGCGTTTGACAAACATATCACTATTACTTGAGTCTCTTTCAACACCAAGACTTGTGGCAGAAATATCAACAATGCTATTACCAACAAAACCTTCTGATGTTAGACGTTTTTTTGGAAAAATTTCAGAAGTATTATTATCAATAACATCTGGATTGATTGCCATTGGTCCACCAGGAAGCGACCTCTGCAGAGAAGATCCACTAAGCATCTTCTGCAATGAAGATCCTGGAAGTGTTTTTTGATCATTTAATACATTTACTTTCGCGGCAACCACGTCCGCTACTTTTTCTTTTTTCTCTCTATTATCTAAGTATTTTTTTACAGCATTTATTACTTTACCAAGATAATCTACCTCACCTCTCGTGTCTTGATATGATAGAAATCCGCTTGCCATTATCGTTTTGCTGCTTCTTGTGCTTGTTTGACTTGTTCTAGATATTGCATCAAAAGACTAGTATAAACTTGTCTTTCCCAAGGTATCATGCTTTCAATTTCACTCAATCTATATTTATGATGTTGCATCAAAGCAAAGTTAGTTTTATAGTACCCTTCCAAAGTATTATGGAAGAGTGCTATCCGAAAAAATTTGATAACCCCGCAATAGTAAATTCTGATACTTCTCCAGTATTGGGATTTTTGACTGCAAATTTATGTTCTAGTCTAGGAGTGCTTTCAAAGAATTTTTGAATTTTTTCAAATTGACTATTTGTAAGATTTTCCACAAATTCAACAAATTCTTTTTTTGAAGTTGTTGAACTATCATAAACGTCTTCAGCATCAAATATTTGATCAATGCAATTTGCAACAATTTCAACAACACTATCAGAAGTTGGTGATTTGCCAATAATAGATCCACTAATAAATTCAGACCAAGATGGGTATTGCATAATTACACCAAGTTTATCAGAAAGCATGATTTTGCTATCGTGACCCTCTGGTTTATTAACTTTCACTTCAGACAAATTTAAATTATATTGAACTTGCGTTTTATTATCATCTTTGCAAGTTACTTTCATTTCAATAATTTCGCCAATTGATACTGCACGAATTTGAAGGAAAATATATTCTAAATCAAATATTGCAAGATTTTCTATTTTTATCCTACTTTGAATACAATTTTTTAATAAACTTTTGACAGAATCTTCAATTTGTTTATCGTCATTTGTCTCTAACGCCAATAAAAGAAGCTTTTCTTCTTTTACAACAAATGGACGATATTTGATTTTTTTGCCATTAGATGGAATTTCCAACTCATAGGTTGGAAGCACAACTTGTGGTAATGCCATTATGTTTAGACCAGATCATATGTAT